GACAGGCTTGGTATAGTTGAGTTTGATTCCATTGATGATGCAGAGATAGCAGGATTTAGCGCAAGGTCAATCAGTGACTGCTTCATAGGGAAGCAGAAAACACATGCAGGTTACACATGGGAGAAAATAACGGATGCTAAAGATAGACAGAAGGCCAGGGGAAAAGCTGCGGCTTCGCGGAAAAGTGTATGGGACGATGACGACTCAACTGTGCAACAAGGAGATGCGGAACATATACGGGACTAGCGTGGTAGTAAGGCTTGAGGCCAAGAATCGCGGTCAGACGTTCATTCCGGTTTATGATGACCGCTGGAACAAGTATGGGGAAATTGAAATGCGCCAGTCAGGCGATGGTGTGACGTTTTTGATTCACTCGAATCCGGAGGAATTGCAAGTGCTACGAGCGGAGCTTATCGGAAGCATGAAAGATGACTGAATCAGAACTCAACGCGCGGTACACGGTCGCCTTTGTCAATTCACTTCAAGCTGAAGATGCTGGTCGATACACGGTGAGCAAGTCCGATGCGGATAGGTTGGCATCACTTCACACAGGAAAGCCTATCGCGGCAGTGAAAGGCAATCTGTGGATTGAGGTGGAGTCGGTTGTTGATGGTGAGTTGATTGGTAAAAAACTGGAGGTGGTGTGACTAAATCTGTGGCGGTAAATGAAAGATATCTAGAGCTAATTGAAAGTCATATCAATGATATCGTTTACGATAAAACAAAAAACACTCTTGGTGATTGGATTGCTGATTATGGCGCAGTTGTCAGCGATGATATGAGGATTAGCTTTGGCAGCCACCTCTCACTGCAAATGATGCTTGAGCGAAGAGATAAAGAGGTGATTAGGGTTGTATTGCAGCAACTAATCATCAAAGAGTAAAACAAAGCCTCCTTCTGGGGGCTTTTTTGTGCCTGTGTTTGATACAATGTAACGGTTAAACAATCATGAGAAGTTGAGGTTGATATGGAAGAAGATAAGAAAGAATCGCTATGGGAGATTTCAGCTCGCAAGGTTGGCCGCCCGCCAGTCTATAACCATCCAGATGAGATGTGGGATGATGCATTGGCTTACTTTAAGTGGGCTGAAGATAATCCGCTATGGGAGGCTAAGGCGTTCGCATTTCAAGGGGTTGTGACAGTAGAGAAGCTGGCAAAGATGCGTGCATTCACAATGGATGGCTTCCTACTCCACTCCGGTCTAGCCCAATCGACATGGTATGACTACAAGGGCAAGCCAGAATTTTCGGAAGTCGTAGAAAGGATCGACAAGGCAATTCGCGAGCAGAAGTTCACTGGAGCAGCCGCAGACCTATTGAACGCCAACATCATAGCTCGCGACCTAGGGTTGAAAGATAACGTCTCTAATGAGCATACGGGTGCTAATGGCGGGCCTATCGAAACGACACAAATAAGCCGCGAAGAGTACAAGGCCATGATTGCAAAGGTTAATGCTGACGATGACTGCTGATGTGCTTGGTCACGTTCGGCGCGACATGTGCGAGGATGACCCGCTTTACTTCATGCGTTACTTCTTCAAGCAGCGCATGGGCAGCAAGATGATCATTGCACCTCATCATGAGGTAATCATGCGCACCATGAAGCGCGTCATGGATGGTGAGATAAGTCGCCTAATCATCAACGTGCCCCCTGGTTACAGTAAGACCGAGCTGTGTACCATCAACATGATGGCGTATGGACTTGCCATTAATCCGCGCGCGAAGTTCCTGCATCTGTCTTACTCTCACTCGCTGGCATTATTGAACAGCTCAACAGCTCGCGGCATTGTGAAATCTCCAGCATTTCAGGCAATGTGGCCTATCGAACTAAAAGACGATGCAGACTCCAAGGCCATGTGGTGGACGAAAGAGGGCGGTGGAGTATACGCAACCTCTGCCGCTGGTCAGGTTACTGGTTTCCGTGCTGGACATATGGAAAAGGGATTCACGGGAGCCCTCATAATTGACGACGCTGTAAAGCCTGATGACGCCTATTCCGAGGTTATGCGTGGTGGCGTAAACAACCGATACAACGAAACTATCGCATCACGCCTTGCTGTTGAGTCGGTGCCAATCATCGTCATAATGCAGCGCATACACTGGGATGACCTTAGCGGCTACCTGCTGCGTGGCGGTAGCGGCGAGAAATGGCACCACCTAAACCTTCCGGTAATCATCGACAACAACGACCCATATCCAGAGGATTACACTCACGGCATACCAATCGAACACGGATTGCCTGATGGGTGGCTGTGGCCTGTCAAGCATGGGCCAGAGCAGGAGGTTGCACTAAAGTCACACCGCCGCAAGTTCTGGGCGCAGTACATGCAGAAGCCCATTAAGCGTGACGAAGAAACTGCGCTATGGCCTGAGCGTCTGATTACTAAGTGCCAGTCGGTTGAGGTTGGAGCGCCAACTCGAACGATAGTGGCAATTGACCCGGCAGCAAGCAACAGTAAGACCAGCGACGCGCACGGCATTGTGCTGGCACGAAAGCATGATTGCGGCAAGTTCAGCCTGTGCAAAGACCGGACTAGACATGGAAGCCCGAGCGAGTGGGCAAAGGCTGCAATCTCGCTTTATGATGATTCCAATGCTGATGCCATCGTCATTGAGACGAACCAGGGTGGCGACATGTGCGAGGATACCCTTCGCAATGCTGGATTCAATGGCCGCATCATCCGAGTTCACGCAAGCAAGGGCAAGGTGATTCGAGCCGAGCCAGTTGTCGCGCTGTATGAGCAGGGAATGGTGCGCCACGAGGCAGGATTGCACGACCTAGAAGAAGAGATGATGGACTTCGACCCGGTGACTGGATTTGCTGGCGGCAAGTCACCAAACCGTGTTGATGCTGCTGTATGGGCATTGACTGAGTTGGCAGACCTAAGCGCATCACAACCAATGCTATTCATGCCGTCCAGGTACAGATAACAAAAAAGGCCCGTAAGGGCCTTTAATTTAGTTGGCAACGATGCCTTTGATTGGGTCTAGCTTGTAATTGTGAATCACTACACTATAGCCTGATTCCTTTGCGTAGTCATACACATCACCAACAAGCTTTGCGTTAAAGCCACCTGCATATTGATCAGCGTAATCTGAAAGGATTTCGCACTCGAAGCGGTTTGCTCTTTTTACGTAGTAAGCATGGATTGTTGCGCTCATTTTATTTCTCCTATCTCGTGCCGCCCCGTGCGTCACCGTTGAGATAATACTATTACACGGATTGGCTGGTTGCAATAGTATGAGATAAAAATATTTCACTCATCTCACCACCTCAATAATCAACCTATCGCCAGCGCAATCTGTCAGGATTGCAACGTTGTCGCACTGGAATGTGACGGAAGTCCAACCTTCCTCCAGCAGCTCACCGATTGCGTGAGTGATTGATTCATACTTGGTTACATGGCGAGATGGCGAAACAAGACCATCATGCGCCTCGATGTGAAGTCTGGTTGTAATCACGGCTCATCCCTCTCTTTGATTGCCTGCATGACTCGGCGCTTGGCTTCTTCAGCGCACGCGCAATTAACTGGCATAAAGTGATTATCCTGCGCCCAAGATGGTAGCTCATCAAAAAGCTTATCTGCAAGCTCAACTATCGCATTCTCCATATCATCTATCTCACCCTGCCGCTGCGCGTACTCGTCGGCTTTCATGCTGTTGTAGTCTTTCATTTCGTGCGCTCCAGCTCTGCGAGAAGTGCGCCTGCGCTTGTGTGAAACTTATTTCTTGAGTATTCGCCATGAATACTCTTTTCGGCCCTAATCCTCGCCGCTGCCGCATCAAAAATCGTCTTGTATGTGCCAAGATATATCTTTTCGCCATCCTTGTGTATCTGTGCCCTCCACACTCCATCTCTTTTCATGTAGTCAACGCCAAGCTTTCCTGATTTGTTGTTGCGCTGAACCTTCCTGTTTATCATGTTCTGAGATTTACTTGCAGCTCTTAGATTGCTTTTTGCGTTATTACTTGGGTTTCCATCTATGTGATCGACAACATCTGGCAGGTACCCGTTCATCACAAAAAACATCACTCGATGGTACATGTACACCTTGCCCATAAATTTCAATTGTCTGTATCCCCTGCCAATATCACTGCCTGCGATATCCCCAGCCTTCGCGGTTCCGGTGTCTTTTGACCACCTCAACGTCCAATCAGACTCATCAACGTATACGGGCATTGCTGCCATATCGCCATTTTTCATTTTAATCTCCTTCGTTGTTGAAGCCTAATCATCGCACCACACCAAAACTATTACAACCCCTCTATGGTAAAATTCATGCATCAATCAGTGGGGTGACAGATGGAACAATCAAGGGCAGAGATTATCGTCAACCAGTGCCAGAGTGCGCTGGAGCGAATCAGGATGGAACGGGTAAGTCAGGTGATGGGCTCTGACAGCAAGCACGGATCGCTGTATCGAGTGTTCGGCCTTCCGACTGAGCTGACATTCGAGCACAAAAAGAACATGTACGACCGGAACGGTGTGGCTGGTGGTGCGATTGACAAGCTGGCTGGCAAGACCTGGGAGTCATATCCAGAGCTAGTAGAAGGCGAGCCATCAGCAGAAAACAAGGTAGATACGCCAATCGAAAAAGAGCTGCGTAAGTTCTGCAAGCGAACCAAGTTGTGGCGAGCATTCAGAGCCATGGACACCAAGCGCATGGTTGGTAACTATGCCGCCCTTATTCTGAAGGTTGCGGATGGCAAGGACTGGAGCCAGGAAGCAACTGGCGTGAGGCCTGACCAAGTCGTAGGATACATGCCAGTTTGGGAATGCCAGTTGCGCGTAACGGATACCGAAATGGATCGCACATCCGAGCGTTACGGTGAGCCCAAAGCGTGGGCCTATCAGGAGATAGTAAGCTATGACAACTCATTGAACTCCAAGCCAGTGCAAGAGGTAAATATCCACTGGACTCGGGTTGTCTACTTTGGCGATGTGTTCACGGATGGCTCGACTAGCGAGTTCGGTAATAACCTACTTACTCGTGGGTTCAACGCATTCACGGCTATTGAGAAAATAAACCAGTCAGGCGCTGAGGGGTTCTTCAAGAATGCTGCTAGACAGCTACAGGCTAACTTCTCGAAGGAAGCGCGCATGGATGAAATTGCCCGCATGATGGGGGTGAAAGTCCAAGAGATTAGCGACGCATTCCAAGCCGTAGGCCGAGACCTCAACAGTCAGTTCGACAGCTTCATGGTTACTCAGGATGTTGACGTTAACGCCCTGACGGTATCCATGCCAAACCCGCAAGAGTTCTTCGACTGCTGCCTGCAAGAGGCTTGTGCATCGCTTGGTGGATTCCCAGCCACCGAACTAACCGGGCACATGACTGGTGAGCGTAGCAGCTCAGAGAATGGCAATGTAATGGCTCAACTCGCCACATCTCGCAGGGTGAATGTTATCAACAATGATGTGGAAGATTTCTTTGCTCATCTATCAGACATTGGCTGCTTCAAAGGAGCTGAATTGTCTGTGGTTTGGGATAACCTGCTGGAGCCTACCACGGCAGAGAAGCTGGCTAACGCGAAGTCTATGGCTGAAATCAATCAACTTGGCCTTGGGCTTGCGGAGAAGTATTTCAACAAATCAGAGATTCGCGTTGAATCCGGCTCCGAACCAGAGCCAGAAGATGGATTCGAGGAGTTGCCGCCGCCAGAGCAACAGCCTGAAGATGGCATCGAGCAGTAATAAGAAAAGCCCCGAAAGGGGCTTATTTACAGGCTTTATCTATCGCCTTAACGGCATCCCTAATTAATCTGCGAGAAGCCGTTTTTCCCTTGAACTCAAACTTGCACCTATCAATGACTCGGTGAAACTCAAACCCATCACCTTTCGCAAATGCCACACCGCCATTTTTCTTGTATTCAAGCATCACCACTCCACCCCCATCGCCAAAATCACACATGCCACACTAAGCGCCAGAATCAACAAGCCTTCGATTGTTGGTTTCATCTTAAGTTTAGAGACCCTATTGTTGCTGAAGCAACCAAGCACAGCTTATCTTGATCATCCAAAATGTCACAAGCGACTCCAGTTGATTTTATGTGCTCAATCATCAACGATATTTCTTCATCTGTGAAGCTCATTCGTCACCCCTTGCGCTAACCATTATCTTTGATAAAAATACAACCATCCCCCTAGATCTTAGCCTTTTAATTAGTTTTTTTGCTCGAACTGCCGCTCTCAGCTTTGAGCCAAGCGCCTTGCTGTATTCATTGCCAACCCACTCCCTCACTTGGTACATGGCAATTAACTTATTCATAAACTCAACTCCTTAATCAAATCCTCCAGCTCCTGCTGCTTCTCGATGAACCTACGCGCATCCTGACGGCGCTTTATTGCCTCCATATCCTTGGCGTCCTTCCGGCGCTGGCGTGAGTTTGGGAAAATCTTACTCATCGCAATCACCATCGGCGGAGCGAATCTTTTCATAAACAGAATCAGCGATTCGTTCCATCATGTTTTCAATGTCAGAAATCAACTGCATCTCAAGGGAAACCTCATCAATGAAGTGGGCACCCATACCTATATTGCGAATCTCAGTAATTGCCGAACTTATGCGCTTGTGCATCTCGCGCATCACATCTGATTGATAGCTCATAACTCAATTCCTTTCATTGCTCGATATGCTTGCAGGTACATGATTTCGATTGTGGCTTGTGATGTGGTCATTTAAGTGTCACACCAATCTCACCAAGCATCGCTCTAAGCTCATCAACAGTTAGCGCCATCCCTTTGCAGTTTGCTGGCAACTCGGCCACCATCGCAGCGCGTGAGGCTTGCCATGCTTTCCACGCAATCCGCACCGATGGATGACCATAATCACCTTCAATGATAATTCCGCAGTTTGTTTCTGCTGGTCTCAGTGTGTACCCATTCGCAAGGCACCATGATTCAAATCCATCACGAATTTGCTCACTCATCGCCTCTCTCCTTCATTGCCTCTTGCCATCACCACCAAGCCGCCTCAGTCATGCGGCTCATGTACTCCCAAATTTCAATCACCTCAAGGTTAACGAATGTAATCCGGCGATTTGCGCGGGTTACGTCCACTCCTTTGAGCTTTGCTAGTTCCTCGAATCGTTCGCGGTTCATGATTGCCACCTATTCAGCAA